CCCTCAAACGGCGCTATAAACATGGCATTGTTTTTTGGACTGTGCGTGACAATCATCCCGGGGAGCATATTCGCTAAACCCAGTATCTGCTCTTTCGTCAAAGAATCTGAGCCACCAATCATCATGGCCGTCGCATCCTTTGGATTCTTAAACATCAACGGTGTGAACTTATGCGCCGCCACCATCTCTTGACCTAACTCCTGCCCAGCGGTGCCAATGTCTGCAATCAGCCTCTTGTTGGTGGACAGGTTGCCTGCGCGTGGAATGGTGATGCCCACCATAGGGTTGATCTCCTGCTGGCCCGCAAAGTTCTCATACAAGCCTTGGCCTAGCGTCTTCTCGGTCTTGCGCCCGCCCATTCGTTCCATGCTAACAGGCGCACCCTCGCCAAGGATCATGCGCTTGGTCACCAAGTCTTTAAACTTGTCGTTACCCTTTTGACCTAAATCTGGGGCGACAGCCTCCATCGTCAAAGTGGCTGGCCTGAATGGTCGTTGTACATTAGCAGATGCTGTCTCTAAGCCACCCCTTACGGTGTCAACCGCCTCTGGTGCCTTCTTTGCCAATTCAGCGGTCTTCTGTGCGCCTTTAATCATGCCAGTGGGCGAGAACAGGCTTAACGCTGTTTCGGTCATAGGGCGATCCTCCCCAGAGGTTATGCCATATTCGTTCATTAAGTCCTTGAGGTGTTCCGACCCAGCGAATGGCTTTTCACTCGATAACCGAGTCGGTTTCCCCATCAAGCCAGTCAAGGCATCTACGCCACCCAGACCCATGTTAATTATGTCCACTGGCAAGCCAAGTGCTGGCGCTAGGATGCCACGGTTGCCGATGTCAGTTGCGGCGCGTGGCTTTTTGAATGACTCGTATTCTTTCTTGCCCTGACTGACGGCCAACTCGCCCAACGCTTTGGCAATTTCTTTGGTTGTAGGCTCATCAGATGAGCCACCCTTTGACATCATCTTGGCTGGCTTATCAAAGATGCTGGCCCTGCCGCCTTCTGCCATTTTGACTGGCTGTTTATTGACGCGGCCACCGATGGCTTTGTGCATGGCAAACCGCTTTTGGAATCGGGCCATGTCTGCTGGCGACTCCTTACTGTTGACTGCGCCACCTTCCTTGCGCAAGAAGCCCTTGCCTGTGACCATGTCGTTCATCACCTCGGTGGGTGACTTGCCTGTCTGCTCGGCGGTGCGCTTGATCAGCCGCTCAAGGTTGTCCACATAGTTCTCTGGCTTAGTCTTGAGAGCCGTCACATCAGCGGAGCCATACCAGCCAAGGGCTTGCGCCTCTGCTGGCTCTACACCGTGGCGCTTGGCACCGCGTTGCCACAACTCCTCAAAGCCTGCGTACTCAGACCCCTTGGGCGCGGCCTCCCAGAACCCGGGGCGCTGTTTCGCCTCACGCATGGTCATCTCGCCTGTGTCAAACATCTCACGCGGCTTGTACGAGTTGATCACCTTGCCTTTGTCATCCTTCTCCACCAGTTTGGACGCCAGCCATCGCGGGTCACCCTGCTCAATGATGGGGCCACGCAATGCATTCACATCCACCGTCACTGGTCTGAGGTTGCCAAGCAAGTTCTCATAGAAGGTGCCTAGTTTTTTGTTGGGTGGCAACGCCTCACCGATCTTGCCCTGACTGATCATCAAGGCGCGGTTGAAAATGTCACCCTGCGCCAGCGATCCATAGCCTGTGGGCAATTCAATCAGCGTGCGACCTTCGGCCAACGATGGGTCATCTTTAAGCGCCTTCTTCAATTTGTTTGTCAGCAGGAGCGAGTTCTCAGGCAGTTGGCCTGTCTCGCTCAAATGGTACAAGTACGATCCCATCTGGTTCTGCTTGTCCACTGGGTTGCGCTGGCTGGCGCTTGCCAACTGAGCCATCATTGACTCAAACTGCTCTGGTGTGCGGCCAGCATCCATCGCCACTTGGCGCAGAGGCTCAGTGCCGTACCACTCTTGCACATTCAACTCTTTGCCCTTGTTGATCAGGCTGTCCACCTTCTTGCGGGCCTTGGGACTGTCAAGCAAGTCTTGCGTGCGTTCGTTGTACTTGGGCGACTTGCCCTCGGCGCGGGCCTTGTCCACCATCACCATGCGGGGCAAGTCCTTTTGGTCACGCAAGGTGTACATCCCATTGTCGCGTGGCATCAATGGCAAGCCAGTGCCTTGGGGGCGCGTCATCGGCGCTTGCTGGGACTCCAGCACATCGGCAATCTTGGACTCGCTGGCCTTCTTGGCTTGCGCCATTTCTTTTGCCTGCGTTAATGCGCCCGCCACACCTTTACCAAGTTTTTTGAAGTCAGCCATGTTGCTCCTTATGCAGAATACGGGTTCACCCGTTTAGGTTGGGTGAACTCCAGATAATCGTCGTCATTATCAGGGGGTTCGGGGTTGATGTCGAGCCAGTTCATATCTTTGAGTAACCGAATCGCTTGCGTTGCGCTATCGACATAGTCGTCGTGAGCGGCATCAGGAAAGGCGCATATCTGGGACAGGAAGCCCTCGCACCAACTCCTGACATAGCCCTTGTGGGTGTCGGACTCAGGAAGCCAGACGCGGCCAGTCGCAAAGATGGATGCGGTGATCTGGAGCCTCTGCATCTTGTCTGCACGACCCGGGTTGTAGGCACGCACAGGCAGGTGGGCATAGCGCAACTCTTGGATCAGGGATATTCCTGCCGCTTTGTCCTCCACGAGGATCAGGTCAGGCCGCTTGGCATCGCGCCCTTCGCCATAGGACACACGCCACTCCTCAATGACCTTGGGCTTGAGTTTAGGGAAGGACAGGTGTTCAGCCCAACAGTCGATCAGAAGCACGCTCATAGGCCCGTCCTGCGGCTTAAACACGCCCCATGTAGTCATGGCCGTCGGGTCGTTGTGTTCCTTCTCACTGAAGGCGCAGTCGTAGGACTGGACGATGTACTCGAACTTGGGGAAGGGCTTGTGCGCAGGCCACAACTTGAACATATCTCGGCTGACCACCTTGCCGTCTTCCAAATCCACAATTTGGCCCAACACCTCTTGTTCATAAAGTTTTGAACCACGGTAACTCTCCAACTGCCGCTGGAATGCCTTATCGAGGTTCTTGGCGTTGTCGAAGGTGCTGGCGCGGGAGACCACCACATCGTCACCCTCGCGGCCCACCAGATCAAGGATCAAGTCCTTGGGGCGCGGTGTCGTGGTCACGATCACACGAGGCTGGCTATGGGGCTTGTCGTCTGGCTTGATACGCAGGCCAAGCATCATGTTGTCCCACGCCTCGTTGGGGCCGAGGTAATTGAATGCGGCCAACTCGTCGCACCACACAAAGGATGAGTTGATACCGCGCAGGCGGTCATACGAGTCTGCTGATACACCCCTGATCTTGGAACCGTTACTCAACTTGATCAGGTGGTCTTGTTTGTTGTAGTCGGTCACTAGTGCTTCAGGGATGCAGGCAAGCAATCCTGACGGCCCTTCAAAGCAAGTGAATTTTAAGTCCCCCGAAGTCGGAGCCAGAACGATGCTCATCGTATTGGGGTGAGTCCATGCCCACCACCACAAAGCCTCGGCGGCTGACCGCGTCTTACCCGCCCCGCGCCCCGCAAGCATCAAGAAAACTCGGTAATCCAAATGCAGGTCTGGTGGTATCTGGTAGGCGTGCGCCTTGGCTATCCACTGAGCGTGCGCAATAAAAGCGATTCGGTTATGTTCGGGCAGAGTCTCGAACTCGGCCACCGTCTGGTCATCGAACAGGTCAGCCAGCACGCTTGGTCATCTCCATGTTGCGGATGATCTCCTCGAACTTGCTGGCCGTCGCATCCTGTGTCGCAATGGGTGCGGCACCCTCCACGCCGTGCAGGCCCAACTTGTCACCGTACTTCTTGGGCTTGAGTTTCATGGCCGTCCACTTACGGGCCTCGATGCGTTGCTTCTGCCACTGGATGTAGGTTATGTCCAGACTGGTGCGACCCTTCTCGTCGGTGTACTCAGGGGGCATCTCGTCAGCGATGGACAGTATCTCGTCGGCGTTGGTGTCGGCCTGCTCCTCACGAGCGCGTGCGTATTGCTCCGCAAAGACGGCGTGGCGAATCAACCACTCATAAACCGTAGACTGCGCTGGAAGTCTCCCAACCGTATCAGCCTTCAGTATTTGCCTTAGACTCATCCCCTCACTTAGCATCATGCATATGAAGTCTGCTGTCTCTTGGTTGTACTTTGTTGGCCTGCCTGTTTTTGCGGGCGTAGAAGCCTTCGTGGCCTTTGCGGCTACCTTGGCCTTCCCAATGGCTTTTGCGGCCTCCTGTGCCGCTCTAGTGTTCTTTGCGGGCCTCTTTGGCCCCTTCGGTGTTTCTGGCATGACCCATATTCCCCATAATGTCGAATTGATCGCAGTGTAATCGATTCGCTTATGGTTCGCCAGTCCATGCTTTGGGCATAGGAATACCAATCAAGGGAAGCCCCTTGTTCCAACCACATCAACGATCCCTCGAACCAGAAGATGTTGTCAGCCTCGGCCTTTGGGGCCAAGAACCGACTCGGTTTTATTTCGCTTGCGTTTCGCTACATAGGTTTTTGACATATGCGCTGGACTTCTGCTTCATGCAGTCTTCTTCATCCAGCGTGAAGTCTGGCACCCACATCCAGAACATCAAAAACGCAATAAAGATTATACCAATAATTAACTTTTGCAACACGGTCTCCTCGGGTAATTGTTGGCTTGGAAGGTCTTTCATCATGTCGTCAATCTCCTGCTTGTTCATGTCGTTGTGCCTTTGCTTGTTTTGCCTTCATTCTTTTTTCCAGTGATCTTCTGATGCCGATTGAAATTTTTTCGCGGTGCTGGTCGCTCAGTCCGAATGATCCCTTCAGGCCAAACATTTGAAACTGCTTGGCTGAGAATTCTGGTGCTGTCTCGACCAACTGCTGGAACACACGCTTCCTGTCCTCGGAGGGCAGTCTGCGAATGACTCGACCAATGCTGAGTTCGCCCATGAACTCTTCTATCTGCTGTCGGTTCATTTGTTTTTCTCCTCAAGTTGCTCTACCAGCATTCTTATGATTGACATAAGTTCTTCGTTTCTTAACGCCGCTTTTTTTAATAATTCGTGTTCAAGTTCATATGCCTTGATGTAAAACTCAAGTTGTGTTTGTCTCATACTGTCACCTCCTTCGCCAAGATGGCTTGCAGGCCAGCCAACAACTGCTGGGCTTCGTCACGAGTCAGCACGGTACTCATGTTGGCATTGCGGCCTTGCAGGTGGAGCCATGCACCACCGTCGTCCCACTCGGAGACAGACACGCGTACACCATGCTCGGTGTTGATGCTTGTTTCAATTTCGTCGTTCATAATCGATTCGCTTTCAGTTGGTTATTGATTTGGTTGTGGGGGCCGAAGCCCCCTGTTGGTTTACGCTAAGTCCAAGTCCTTGATGTCTTGGCCCGATGCCAACCT